TCTATAAGCCGGTCAATGACTTACGGCCGTATGCCAATAATGCGCGCACCCATAGCGACGAGCAGATAGCCCAAATAGCCCAGTCAATAGCCAGGTTCGGGTTTACCAATCCCATCTTGGCCGATCCCGAAAATGGCGTCATAGCGGGCCACGGAAGGCTCTTGGCGGCCAAAAAGCTGGGCCTGGCCGATGTGCCGGTGATAGAACTTAGGGACCTCACGCACGCCCAGAAGGCAGCATATGTCATTGCTGACAATAAGCTGGCCCTGAATGCCGGCTGGTCAGTAGAGATGCTCCGGCTGGAAATGGCCCAGATCAGCGAATTGGGCGAGGATCTGGAACTTACCGGCTTTTCCGAGGATGAAATCGCCAAATTGATGGGCGATAAGCAGGGGTTGACTGAACCCGACGCTATTCCAGAGAATGTTCCTCCTGTTGCCAAACTGGGGGATTTGTGGGAACTGGGAAACCATCGGCTGATTTGCGGGGATTCGACCCAACAAAATGTGGTTTCAAGGCTATTAGGGCTGGTCAAACCGCATCTCATGGTCACCGACCCGCCTTATGGGGTGGAATATGATCCCAAATGGCGCGCAGGGGCGGGCATTAACAAAAACCACCAGAAAATGGGTGTCGTGGCTAATGATGGCAATGCGAATTGGCGCGAGGCTTGGGCGCTATTCCCGGGCGTCGTAGCCTATGTGTGGCACGCCGGCCGATATGCCAGCGAAGTGCAGAAAAGCTTGGAGGATTGTGGCCTGATAGTCCGGTGCCAAATAGTGTGGGCCAAAGATCGATTTGCCTTGAGCCGCGGAGATTATCATTGGCAACATGAGCCATGCTGGTATGTGGTACGGAAGGGTGCTACTGGATCCTGGAATGGAGACCGCAAACAGTCGACCTTGTGGGAAATCAAGGCCAGAGAAGATGGCGGGCACGGTCATTCGACCCAAAAGCCGGTTGAGTGCATGAAGCGTCCCATTCTTAATAATAGCAGCATAGGCCAAGCCGTTTATGAGCCATTCTCCGGCTCTGGCACCACTCTTATTGCTGCGGAAATGACTGGCCGTCACTGCTATGCCATTGAAATAAACCCGGCTTATCTAGATATTGCCATCAAACGCTGGGAAAACTTCACGGGCGAAAAGGCTAAACTGATCGATGGCAGCACCGAAGAATCCGCTCGGCTCCAAATCGGACAAGCAATGGCGTAATGCCATTATGCTTGCGGTTCACAGACTTGCTTCGGATGGCAAAACCAAGCATCTGGACATCTTGGCGGCCAGGCTGGTGCGGTCTGCCGCAGAAGGGGATGTAGCCGCTCTAAAAGAGATCGGAGATCGTCTTGACGGCAAGCCAACCCAGCCTATGGAAGCCGATGAAAATCTGATGGATGCGCTGAAGGGTATCCGGGTGATTTTTGGAACAGGATGATTTGGTTGTTGCCCGCTTTCCTCCCAAATTAGACCCACTGTTCGAGCCCAAACGCTATAAGGTTCTATACGGCGGGCGAGGCGGGGCGAAGTCCTGGGGAATAGCCAGAGCCCTTCTAATCCAGGGCGTACAGCAACCGCTCCGCATTCTCTGCTCACGCGAGGTCCAGAAGTCCATACAGGATAGCGTTTATCAATTACTGATCGACCAGATTGAAGCGCTATGTCTCAAATCCTTCTATACCGCGACCACCACGGAAATCCGCGGCCTCAACGGCACCAAGTTCATATTCGCCGGCCTCGCCCATAACATCGACAGCATCAAATCCAAGGAAGCCATAGACCGTTGCTGGGTCGAGGAAGCCCAGTTAGTTCCCAACAGCACTTGGGACAAACTGATCCCCACGATCCGCAAGGACGGCTCCGAGATCTGGCTGAGTTTCAATCCAGAACTTGAAACCGACGCCACATATCAACGCTTTGTGGTCAATCCACCAACAGACAGCATCGTCATAAAGATTGGCTGGCAGGACAATCCTTGGTTTCCGGCCGTATTAAATCAGGAGCGCCTTGACCTCGAAGCCCGCGACACAGATGCATATCTTAACGTCTGGGAAGGCCATTGCCGCCAAACGCTTGAGGGGGCTGTCTACGCGGCGGAACTCCGCCAGGCGACACAAGACGGGCGCATCGCCAAGGTGCCATATGACAGCCTCAAGCCTGTAGATGTTTTTTGTGACCTGGGCTGGGCGGATTCAACAAGCCTATGGTTTGCCCAGCGGATTGGGTTTGAATACCGGCTGATCGAAGCTTACCAAAACCAGCAAAAGCCCTGGGACCATTATCTTAGGCATATACAATCCCGCGGTTATGTCATTGGGACCATTTGGCTTCCCCATGATGCAAGGGCAAAATCGCTGGCGACGGGCCGCACCATCCACGAAATCACAATGGCGTCCGGCTTAAGGACTGAGATTGCGCCTAACTTATCTGTCGAGGACGGCATTAATGCCCTCAGAACCCTGTTCAAGGATTGCTGGTTTGACAGCGTGAAATGCGCAGACGGGCTGCAAGCTGTGAGACATTACCGTTATGACATTGATCCAGATACCCGCCAATGGTCACGCAAGCCACTCCATGATGAGAACAGCCACTATGCTGATGCGCTTAGGTATTTCGCGGTGGCCATGAGGGACGGGCGGACAATGAAGCCGACACTGCCCAAGAGGCCACCTCCGCAGGCGGGCGCAAGCCGCTGGATGGCACGCTAGGGTTGTATTCCATTTGGCCGGTGTCAGAAAACACGGGGCCAACACCAATCGCAGGTTGTAATTGGCTACCGAAGACACCTACCATAACGACAAAGACGACAGCGGGACGCCGGATGAGCGCATTGTCAAGGAAGCCCAGCGCCGTTTCGACATTTGCACCACCTATGAGAACGACGCACGGCTACGGTTCATTGAGGATGTCAAGTTCGCCAACGGTGACAGCGACAATCTATATCAATGGGATGAAAACAGCCGCACCGCTCGGGGTTACGGCACTATAGATGAGCGCCCATGCCTGACCATCAACAAAGTACGGCAGCATAACCTCAACATCATCAATGACGCCCGGCAGAATAAACCGGCCGTTCGGGTCCGTCCGGTAGGTAACGGGGCCACCTACGACGCCGCTCAGGTCTACGAGGGCATAATCCGGCATATTGAATACATCTCCAACGCCCAGGCGGCTTATGATACCGCGACATTGTTCCAAGTCCAAGGCGGCATAGGCTGGCTGCGGCTGGTCACGGACTATCCACCGGACACCGACCAAAGCTTCGACCAGGAAATCTATATCCGCAGGGTTAAAGACCCGCTGACAGTCTATCTGGACCCCGATATCAAGGAAGCGGACGGCTCCGATGCCCGGTTTGGCTTTGTCTTTGACGATATGTCGGCCGAGCTGTTCAAGGATACCTACCCGAAACATGCCGATCTGGTCACGCAAAGCCCGCTGGACGTAAGCGGCGATTGGCTCCGCAAGGATCAGGTCCGGGTTGCCGAATATTACCGCGTCGTCGAGAAAGAGGATTCGCTTGTTGCCTATATAGGCCCGGACGGCAATCGGGCCATGGAGCGCAAGTCCGAAATGGACAAGGCGCTATTCGAGAGCGTGGTAGACGCCCCGGATACCAAGGTCCGGTCCATTCTCGGCAAGGAAGTGGAATGGTTCCTGATTGCCGGCACCAAAATCATAGAGCGCAACACATGGGCCGGGCGCTATATCCCGCTGATCCGCGTAATAGGCGAAGAAACCGTCATAAACGGCCAGATGGACCGCAAGGGCCATACCCGGGCGATGAAAGACCCGCAGCGGCTGGCGAACTACTGGTATTCCGCAGCCACCGAGCATGTCGCGCTGCAATCCAAGAGCCCCTATATCGGCCCGATGGCAGCATTCGAGAACCTGTCCGATTATTGGGATTCGGCCAATACCGTTAACCACGCGTGGCTTCCCTACAACGCCTATGACGACAAGGGCCAGCCAATCCCGGCCCCCGAGCGCCAGGCCCCCCCGGTCATGCCGGACGCCTATATCAAGGGCCTTGAACTTGCCGCCCAGGAAATCCGGGAGGTATCTGGCCAGTACCAGG